CACCCTACCACAAGTGTGTAATAGTTACACTTGACATTGGCCTGGTAGCTGGGGTAGGATACACAGAGAGAGACCCCTACTGTCCTCTTTTTGGGACATAATATTAGTATCAGGTATAGTAAAATGGCATCAACAGGAAGTAAGCGACATATTCATAAATACCGAAAATTAGAAAATGGATTATGGGTATGTTCACTCGCGGATTGCACTCATTACATGCCGAAGAATATTCCGAATGGAGTAATGGGAAAGCGGAGTATTTGTTTTGGGTGTGGTGAAACATTCATTCTGGATACCGAATCTATGAAAATGGATTTGCCAGAATGTGATAAATGCCGAATCAAGGAAGAAACAGTATTAACTGATTTCTTGAAAGAAAAAGGATTATAACTAATGAATCAACTACCTGAATGTGATTACTGCGATACAATCGAGATAATCACAGAAATAGATGGAAAGAAAATATCCAATCTTAAATTGATTGGTGATTCTAAAGTATGTCCAGAATGTGAGAAAAAAGGTATTCATACAGCCAATGAAAGACAGAAACAAGCTAGTATGAATATGGATAAATTAGATGCGCCAATCGATATCAATGATGTCTTACGTCAATCAAGGGATATCGATGCATCAATACAAGTTAGAACTGACCTATTCAATGCTGCCACAATTCCTATCATCGAACTAAAGAAATCAATCGATTCTGATGAAACAATAACTAATAAGCCATTTGCACTCGCGAATGAGCTAATGAATCGATTAAATCATTTCAAGGAATTAGTATTTGAGTTGAATGAGAAGGTGATGAATGCACAGAATAATCAACGTGCTATTCAGACTTATCTCAATCAAATGTCAAATCAATTGAGACAAGAAGAACGTGAGAAATTAAAGATTCAAGATATCAATTACAAGCCTGGTCCAATCAAGACTGTCACTCCGAAAGCTATTAAACTCGCGAAACCGAGACTTGATAAAAAAGAATTGCGTAAATATGCTGCCGAATTGGGAGTAGCCGAATTTACATTACAGATGTTAGTTGTAAGTAAAGGAATTACAGTCGAGAAAGCTGCTGAATTACTTAAAAAGAGTATTGAATCCGCTAAATCAAAGGTGGAATCAAATGATGGTCAAACTAGTTCGATTAACTCTCAAGAGTGATCCAAATACAATACTCCCAATTAAAGCTGAATTGGGAACTATTTATGAAGTTATTGGCTATGATTCAAGAGTAATCATGGTTGATAAAAAGAATAATAAGATTCATGAATTAGAAGTATATCACATAGCTAACGATGATGTTGAAGACATCATGCCTTGTGAATTATTTGAATTAATTGAATCATGAAATTCAAATATATTAGTTGGAAATGCATGAATTGTATGTCAATGTTCTCATATGCCATGAGGAAATATGATGTAATATTTGATAGACAACAAATGTATTGTCCCAAATGTAAATGCAAAACTACTCACACTAAAATTAACTAACTAATTAGGTTGAAATTATGGCTGTAGTCACTAGATTACAAGACAAATGTCCAGAATGTGGCAAAGTAGCAATCGAGAAATTTGCCATAGATACAGTCGATAAAGAAGGTAATCAAGTTAAGCTAATTACTCTCGAATGTTTCCACATAATTAAAAAAGTAGTCCCGAGAGGGACTCCATTTGAGAAAATGATTAGTAATGATTGGAAACCAGAAGTTAGAAACTGCACACACATTTGGACTAAGAATCAATGTGATTTGTGTGGTGAATATAAGCTATTTAATTTCCAAGTAATTGGAGCTAGATTCGCTGAGGCTGCATTATCAACACAAAAAGGTGTTGGTATATTCGATGATATGGGCCTTGGTAAGACAGTTCAAGGACTGGCTATACTTCGATTCCACGCGAATCAATACAGTCCTACGATGGTTGTCACTAAATCAGCCATCAAATATCAGTGGTTTAAACAGGCTGTTAGATGGCTTGGCCCTGAATTTATCAGTCAAATAATTTCAACCAGTCGAGATTATTTAATGCCTGGATTGAAGTTATATATCATTCCATACGACCTACTGAGACGATTCGATAAAGCAAAACTAAAGAAACTAAATATCAAATTAGTAATTCTCGATGAATGTCAGCAAATCAAGAATCCTGATTCAACTAGAACACAAGAAGTCAGGAAATTAATTTCAGCTAATGAAGATTGTAAAGTAATTGAACTATCTGGTACTCCCTGGAAGAATCGTGGTAGTGAATTTTTCCCTGCCTTGAACCTTATTGACCCAATTAAATTCTTCTCACATCAACACTTTCTTGATACGTGGGTTGAATATTATTATGATGGCAATAAGCGTAAGATGGGTGGAATAAGGAATCCAGAAAAATTCAGAGAGTATGTAGCTAATCTAGTAATTAGGCGAGAATACGAAGAAGTGATGGATGAATTTCCATCAATCAATCGTATGAAAATGCCTGTTCAATTAGATGAATTACAACAATCATCATATGATGATTCGGTTAGTGAATTCGTAGCATGGTATAATCAGTTCGTATTAGAAGGAACTGAAGATAATATCAGTGGAATTGAATTACTCGCGAAAATGACGAGAATGCGTCATATCGTGGGATTAGCCAAAATTCCAGCTACATTAGGATTTTGTGAAGAATTTATTGAGGATACGGATAAGAAATTAGTTATCTTTGTTCATCATAAAGATGTTGGTGAACTATTGCACAGTGCATTAACTAATCTGGATAAATCTAGTAATCCTGATTGGTATGAACTTGCCAAAGCCTGTAGAGATAATGGAATCAAAATCTTCAAATACGGTTCAGAACATACAGGTAAAAAAGAAGGATATGATATCCAGGAAGCATTCAATAAGTTTCCACGATGCATAATGATTGCATCGACACTCGCATGTGGTGAAGGATTAGATTTGCAAACATGCGCGGATTCTATATTACATGAAAGACAATGGAATCCTCAGAATGAGGACCAAGCTACACCTGGTAGATTTAGAAGAATTGGGCAACTCGCGAAACAAATCAATATCACATTACCTGAGGCCGAAGGAACAATCGATGAACATCTTGATTACTTGGTTGAAGGTAAACGTGGTAGATATCATGTAGTGATGAATAAAGGTCAAATGGCACAGTGGAATGAAACTGAATTTGCTAGAGAATTAGCTGCATTAATTGTAAAGAAACATAAAGAACGGAATAAAGGAAAGCAGCCAACTAAAATCACTCAAATGGCGGCTTATTAATTATGACTAAACATACACTTGAATATAGAACAAGACGCCGATTATCAAGAAGGCGTCGAAAATATAAACAAATGATAAAGAGACTTGAGGAAATAGCTAAGAGAATTAATTCAAATATAAAATCAATTAAGGTAACAAAATGGATAAAGACCAATTAATTGAAAAATTAGATTCTAGCCATTTGTATTATGATAATGGTTATCTTAGATGTCAAGTTTGTTATGTATCTATTAATGCTAATGATTTTAGATATCATCGGCAATGGCATATCAATGAATTTGATTCATTAGTATTTTGGGTCAATAAACTTCAAGAAATAATTGATAAATAGGTGAAATAAAAATGACAGACGAAGCATCAATCAATGAAACTGATATTCAAACAGTAATAGATAAGACCATCCGTAAGACGAATATCATTATGGATAGTCAAATCTTAACTACACTCATGTCTTGTCCTTGTTTGACTGATTTGAGATTTAATCATAATCTTGTCAGTATCAAGGGTAAGAGTAATTCAATTGAATGTGGCTCAATTGTCCATAAATACATGGAAGTATATTATGGTTCAATCATTAAAGGAATCAATTCAAAGGAAGCACATGGATTTGGAATGGCAGCCGCTGAAATGTATATCAGGGGGTGTCAATTCTGTACTGATTTCATTCCAACTGATGAACATCTTAAACCTCCGTGTGGACACAGAAAGAATGATTATCCAGGTTTGCAGAATACACCAGCCGAATCAGAAACTAATAGAACTGGTTGGAAGTGGGTTCTTGAAACCTGTGAACAATACTACGAACATTATAAGTTCGATTCATGGATTCCACTTGAAGTTGAAGTAGTGAAATCTGAAGTACTATATGAGGATGAAGATATTAGAATCTTATGGAAAGCCAAATTGGATTTAGTTTCTGATACACATCAGGGAATATTTCCAATTGACCATAAGACGATGAAACAGAATCGTCAACAGTTGAATTTGAATAATCAATTTACTGGTCAGTGCATTATTCAAAAGACCAGAAGTATGATTATCAATAAAGTTGGTTTTCAAAAAACTCTCAAAGCTGATGAGAAATTTAAAAGAGAAGTAGTGGGATATACACCACAGAGATTGATTGAATGGCAGAGTGAAATACTTCCATATTACGCTAAGATGTTAATGATGTATCATGAAAGTGGAGTATGGCCTCGCAATTACACTCATTGTGAAGGAAAGTATGGACTCTGTGCATTCACTGGAGTATGTTCAGCTAATCCTGATATGAGAGAAGAAGAATTAAAGATTAACTTTAAGGTTGGTGAGCCGTGGAATCCAACTAATGAGGATGAATAATGAAAATCACTAAGATAAAATTACTTAATTCTTCAGTGTATCATCCAGAGATTGTTTTAGATATGAGAATGGTTGAACAACATCTAATTGATATGTGTTCACAAGGAATTTGGCCTCACATAATTATTTTAGAAGTAAAATTGAATGAGGATGAATAATGCCATTTGGTCACTTCGATGAACTAGATATGTTTAATGATAGAGATTATTATGATGATGAGGGTCAATATTATGGCCCAACAAATAAAGAAGAAATCATTAACACTAACTATAGAAATAGAACAAAAGAAATTAGGAGACAAATAATGGCAAAAATCAAGAAACCAATTCTGATTAAAGTTGGAAATCATCTAATTGACCCTTCTGATGTTTCTTGTATTTCAAGAATCAAAAGCAAGAAACTCTATATTGTTAGATTGAAATCACAACCAAACATGGAATTTCCTATTTGGGTTAATAGTAATGAAATTGATTCACTAATCAACTATTTTGAAATTAAAGAGGAAGATATTCCTGAGAGTGAGGAATAATGGTACTAATCAGAATCAAAACAAAAAGAGAGATATTTGGATGTGATGAATTTCCAATCACATTTCCAGATTATCATACATTATGTCACTGGTTAAGAACCAGAGATAACTACTGTTACATTGAAAAGATTCTTTCGATAACAGACCATTATCTAGTTCATTAATCATGACTGAAAGAGAAAGATTAATTAAGGAACTTTATGAACTATTAGTTCATGAGACTGATACTGCAAAGTATCGACTGATTAGTAGAGTCATAAGATTCCTTAGTGAATTGGAGAAATAGATGGCAACAATGAACGAAGTAGATTTATTGTCTTTATTCACCATGATGAAGGGTGAACCAGGAACTCGCAAATCAACTTGTGCTTTATCTTATCCTACTCCTCAGTATTGGGTTTCGACCGATAAAAAGATGAAGGCATTAGTTAAGCCCATGAAGAATTGGGGTGTTAATCCTCGTGAAATTCATTACGATGATTATTCTGATTGGGATAAACCAAAAGCCAAGATTGAATCACTACAAGTTACTTGTCCATTCAAAACAATCATTATCGATTCTATTACATCAATAGGCGATAACATGACTGGACAAGTTAAGAAAGCTAAAAAGTTTGCAAAGGGAGATGAAGCTAAAGGTAAGATGATTGGTGGTATTCAAGTAAGTGGATTAGAAGAATTTAACGCTGAATCATCTGCCTTTCAAGAATTGATTGCGATGTTAAAGGATATCCAATCATTCCATCATGTGAATATTATCATGATAGCTCATGTGATTGGTATCCGTAAAGATAATGATGCGAATAAGCTGACGCATCATTCACGGCGCATAGTAACAGGTGCCGAACAAATTTCAGCTAAACTCGCTTCATATATGGAGGAAACATATCACTTCAATGTTGAACCTTCATTTGAAGCAGACGCGGAAGGAGGCTATTCATTATTGACAGTTCATACAGGTAATGACTACGCAAGAACATCATTGCCATTACCTTCAAAGATTAACTTCAATAATGACCCATTATACGATAAGTGGATTAGACCAGGAATTGAAAACCTAAAGAACCAAACACCAATCCAACGTACCATACCAACACAACCAACACAGGAGAAACCAAATGCCAGTAGTTTCATTCAGTCAACGTGATTTAATGCGTGGTATCACCGTTACACAAGGGTGGTATCGCGTAAAGATTGATACCATCGGTGAGGCCCCCGCAAAATCTTCTGAAAAGGGGCCATCAACTAATTATCCCGTTGAAGGAACTATTCTATTCAATGGTGATGATGGTTCCACTCAGTTTACTGGTGTTCCATTGGATTGGAACTTTAATAGTAAGGCAATTGGCTTCGCGGTTGGATTTCTACAGGCATTTGGTGTAGAAATTAAAGCTGGTAGCCGATTTGACTTGAAAGCAGCCGAAGGTAAGGAATTGGATGTTTTCGTGGAAAATGGCGAATGGCAGGGACGTATTGTGAATCGTGTGAATCACAAGTATCGTAAGCCTCGCGAAGAAGTTACGGCTGTTGCTTAATCTTAGTTAACTAAAGGAGAATTAAAATGAATCAACTAACTGATGTGTATTACTATCATCTTTCTGAAAAGCCTGAAAAACAGGAAGATGAAGTGACTGATATGGATGAAACCTTGAAAGAGGAAGATTCCGACATTGAAGAAGATGCAGATACCGAACCAGATTCTGACATCGAAGATGATTCCGATATTGATGATGACGATGATTCGTCTGAACCAGTAGAGGAATAACGTATTCATTCATTCACTGAGTTACTATTCACATTTTCCCTCAGGTCCATCGTAGCCTCCCTGAGACAGTGAGTACTAACAAAGTAATGAATGATAGGCCCTGCCCACAATGTTATCAGTAGATAATACGTGGGTGGGGCCGCCTTTAATATGGAGACTAGAATGGAAGAAGCTATGACTGAAGAAATTGGACAAATTGAAGAAAAAAGATTTAATGGAAAGATTATTAAGATTAGTGGAACTGGATATGGATTCATCAGTAGTAAAGATATTCCATTCACTAGAATCTTTTTTCATTGGACTTCATTACAATCCGGAACAAAGAAATTCACAGATTTAAAAGCAGGAATGAAAGTTTCATTTGTGGGTTTTGAAGTGGAAGACAAAGGTTGGAGAGCTATTAAGATTAAAGTTGAGGAATAATGACATTCATTGAGCGGTATAAAAAAGAAGAAACATGGTATGGTAAAGCTATTATAATGGGAATCTATCATACCGTAATGTGTCAAAAGAATAAGGATTGGGCACTAATTGATACCGCAAATGATTTTCAGGTAAGTATAGGATTAGTTAGTGAGAATATTCGATTAGCCCTCGCACTTGATAAAGATAAGAATCTAATCAATTGTAAGACTAGACAAATTGCGTTGGAGAAAATTAAATGAGTCAACAATGGCAAAGTCAACCACCTAAAGTTCATAGAGAATGGTTAGATGCAGTACTTAATGAGGCATCAGATAAACTCAATGATTGGGAAACTTCATTCATTGAGAGTATTGAACGTCAACTAGATAAAAGAATTCCATTATCTCAGGCACAAGAAGAGAAATTAGAAACAATCTACGCTAATTATACTGAATAATTATGATTATTTTAACATATCATTTTGGTTCATTTAAATTTGAATTTGAAGCCAGTAGTTTTAATTTAAATATTTATGTCACAGACAAAAGATATAAAATAAAGTATTTATTAAAAGAATCACAATATCCAGAATTTCCATTTGAAATTCTTACAGTTGAAAAAGATGTAAAAGATACTGAATAGTCTTGCTTATGGCAAAATCAAAATGGACAAAATTGATTTAATAAAACAGGAAATTCAAAAAGCAACAGAAGAATTAAGAAGTCAATTAGCTTGGTATAATTATGTTTTTGATACTAAAGCGCGATATTACTATTCAAAACATAACATACAAATTACGGGTGACTTGAGACTTAAAATTTGGTGGTTTGTTTTAATTGAAATAAAATAGTATGGATGAAAAGAAATATGTCCCCGCATATGGACCAATAGGCGCAAAATTAATGATTCTTGGCGAAGCTCCATCTGACCAAGAAATAGCAGCCGGTAAGCCATTTGTAGGACCATCAGGTAAAGAATTAGATAGATTATTGAAAGACTCGGGTATCCATCGAGATAACTGTTGGATATCTAATGTCTCGAAATACTATGTTCCACCTAACTATCCAAAACAAAAGATTCCATTCACTGTTCGTGCTACTAATGCAGGAGTAAATTTAGAAGAACAATTATCGGATTTACAAAATGAAATTAATACAATTAAACCGAATTGTATCCTCGCACTTGGAGGCACAGCATTATGGGCCTTATCTGGTAGAACTAAGATTTCCAACTTTAGAGGTTCCATTCTTCATGGGATGGGAACTAAGTTTGTTCCAACATACCACCCTGCCCATTTATTACATCAGTCAACAGCAGGAGAGATTAAAGGATATTGGAATCGACAAGTAATGATTTTCGATTTCAAGAGAGCATTAAAGCAATCTGAATTTCCTGAAATAAAGAGACCAATTAGACATCTTCAAATTTGCAAGTCCTCCTATGAACTCAAGGAATTTCTTGATAAATATCCTCTATCACAATACCGTAGAGGAGCAGTTGATATTGAGGCCGGTGGACATTGTGTCCCAATATGTATTGGTCTTTCATTCAATAAACAGCATGGAATTTGTGTTCCACTCTGGAATGTAGATGGAATCTCGTCCATTCCAGATAGTGATTTAGTTCAGATTTGGATTCTACTGGCAGAGCGACTTTATAACATGGAAGTTGTTGGTCAAAATTTTAACTATGACCGAGACAAGATTCTGAGACTAGGATTTATTATACAAAAACTAGTCTCAGATACCATGTTAAAAGCTCATGCAATTAATCCTGAATTACCTAAGGGCCTCGCATTCCTTACTTCACTTTATACTGAGGAACCATTCTATAAAGATGAAGGAATGTATGAAGGTAACTTAGCTGATTTATTTACTGGATGTGCTAGAGATGCATGTGTCACACTAGAAATTGATGAAGCAATGGACCCTGATATTGATGAATTACATCAGCGTTCATTCTTTGAGAATTTCTTAATGAAGTTTCCTGAATTTTATTGGGCAATTGAAAAACAAGGATTTAAGGTTGACCCAAATGAACGAGATAGACTTCTTAGAAAGTATATTGAATGGGACGAAAAACTTCGATTCCGTCTCTATCAACTTACAGGAACCGAAATTAACGTTAACTCACCACAGCAAATTGCAAGTCTTTTGTGGGATAATCTTAAACTCCCCAAAAAAGATACGACTGGTGAGGAAGATATTACAGCGTTACTTAATTCTCCCACAGCCATCAAAACAGATGAAGATAGGGAAATCTGTGAATTGATTTTAGAAGATAGACGTGTAAGAAAGTCAATCGGCACATATCTCATGGCAATGCCTGATTTTGATGGCAGGATGAGAACTACATATTTTCCATGTCTTGATACTGGTCGTAGTTCTACAGGTCAGCAAGACCCACCAATTAGACCTAAAATAGAAGTAATTGATGAAAATGGAAAGAAGAAAAAGAAAGTATTGGGCACTGCTTTCCAGACGATGACAAAACATGGAGATATTGGCGCTGATATACGTGGGATGTATATCCCTGATTCGGATGACGAAGTATTTGTTCAAGCTGATAGTAGCCAAGCTGAAGCGCGAGTAGTTTGGTTATTGGCTGATGATGAAGAAGCATTAAAATTGGTGGATGAAATTGATTACCATGCACTCACAGCCACCTGGTTTTTCGGTAAAAATCAGGAACTTAACGATTATGATAAGAAAAAGCTTGGATATGAACATCCCATCAGGTTCGCTGGTAAAACATTACGACATGCAGGTCATTTGGGGGCCGGTAAACGCAGGGCTAGTATCGAAGTCAATACACAGGCGCGTAAATATAAAATTCCAATTCACATCAGTGAGGCTATCGCAGAGAGAGCATTAAGAATATTCCACGCGAAACAGCCTAAGATACAGAAAGTATTCCAAGCACAGGTAATTGAATGTTTGAAAAAGAATAGAATGCTAATTGCACCATTACCTTATGGGGTGGATGCAGAATTAGGTGGAGTCAGAATATTTTATGAGCGATATGGAGAAGAATTATTTCGACAGGGTTTCAGCTATCTCCCCCAACGAGCTGTCACTGATAATACTAAAGCTGCAGGAATTAGAATTAAGTGCAGGATACCTGAAATCAAGATTGTCATGGAGTCACATGATGCACTCTTATTCTGCATTAGAAAAAGCGACCTTCAGAAATACTGCCCAATCATTAAAGAAGAATTTGAACGACCTATCAATTTCTCTCGCTGTTCTATTCCCAGACGAGACTTAGTAATTCCATGTGAAATTGAAACTGGAACTAACTATAGAGATTTAAGTAAATTCAAGGATATTCCTATTATTGCTCCAATTAAGGAAGAATTACAATTAGTTCCGAAAACAATTACTGAACAGTTCACTGTTGTGGATTTACCACAAGATAGTAGATTGACTAATATTATTTATAATTCAATGGAGAATAAATGAATAATTTCACTATATCAATTTCATATAATTATAATACTAATCCAGGAATAGATGTGATTGGTCATGATATTGTTAAAGGCCAATCACTAATTGAAGTACTATCTAAATTTCTAATAGTAATAGCTTCAATACAAAAAGGTATCGAGGAAAAGAAAACAGAAATAATGATAGATGATGATATACCATTTTAGGGAGAAGAATAATGTTACATTTAATTCATGTATGGGATAAAAAAGGTAATATTAGATACGTTTTAGAAATACAAACTAGAAATGTTGAAACCCATGCATTGATGACTGACTATCCTAATACCTGGGAAGAAATTAAAGAATCTACTAGAGAGAAATTAGCTCAAGTAGTTGAACTAGATGATAAAATCAGATGACATGGATTGAAGAAATTGTTAAACAACATGCTGAACTTGAATCTCCTAAGTCATTCTGGTTTTGGTCAGCATTGGCAGCAATTTCGGCAGTAATGAAAGACCAAGTATGGCTTGATAGGCAGATATTTAAAACTTATCCAAATATATACGTGATGCTTCATGCTGAATCTGGTATGAAGAAGGGTCCACCTATATCTATGGCTAAGCAACTAGTAAGACCAGTAAATAACACTAAAATCATATCAGGTCGTTCAAGTATTCAAGGAATTTTAAAAGAATTGGGAACAGCTCAAAGCCAACCAGGTGGAAAAGTAATAATGAAATCGGTGGCTTTTATCTGTTCTTCTGAATTAAGTTCATCGATTGTAGAAGATAAAGTAGCTACTAAAATTCTAACTGACTTATATGATAGGTCATATAACATAGGTGAATGGAAATCACTTCTAAAGATGGAGTCATTTCAATTAAAAGACCCAACAGTCACTATGTTAACTGCAACTAATGAAGCCATGTCAGAGGATTTCTTCACGCGAAGTGCAATTCAAGGAGGATATTTTGCAAGGACATTCATTATATATGAGAAGGAAGGCCATACGTCGAATTCTCTTATATATCCCTTGTCTAATCCTCCTAATTACATTAATTCTTCTAACTATCTATTGGAATTAAGCAAACTAAATGGCCCATTTGAGGACTTTGCACAAATTGAAAAATCTGATGAATATCGATATAAGAAGGTTAAACAGGGACGAGATATTTGGTTTAATGAAACTGGAATAGTCTATGATGACTGGTATGATAATTTTAGAGAAATGGTAAAAGACCAAGATGTAAAGGATGATACTGGAACACTGAATAGATTCGGTGATTCGGTTCTTAAAGTAGCTATGTTACTATCATTAGCTGAAAAGCCTGAATTAAGAATCACACCAGAATCAATGTTGAAAGCTATCACTGAATGTGAAAAACTCATTGGGAATGTGCGTCGCACTACAATGGGTAAACAAGGAATTAGTAATACATCAGTTCTAAAGACTCAAGTAATTATGGAATTACTAACTCGCGAAACTCATCAGGTTAGTCGAGCTATTCTGATGAAGAAATTATGGATGCATTATTCCGCATCAGAAGAATTCGACAATATGATGCTGAGTTTTGACCATGCTGGAATGATTAAAATTAGTAGCGTAGGTAATCAAATTCTTTATACTATGCCAGAGAGTCAAGTTGAAGAATTGAAGAAATTCATGAGTGGGAAAACTGGGAGTAAATAGATGCCACCTAAGAGAATTATTTTTGAAGATGGCGATGGAGGGTTTATTGTAGCTGAATTAGCAATTAATCCTGATGGTAGCCCTCAATATATTCAGGGATTAAATGAAGTTCCTGAACCTCGTATTTACACATATAAATATGTAGAATATTATCATGATTATATGTCCGCAGTAGAAAATATTAATTGGGGTAAAATAAGATGACAGGGACAGTAACTAGAATACCAGAAGGAAAGAACTTCGGATTCATTCGCGTGGAGGGAGAGAAAAATGATTACTTCTTCCACAGAGATGATTATAATGGTCATTGGAATGATTTAGTTCATGATTTCAATGATAGAAAGAAAGTTCAAGTTGAATTTGATGGTGAAAGGGGACAAAAGGGTCCGAGAGCTGTTAATGTTAGAAGGATGGATTTTCCTAATCAATAAGGAGTTAACATGATTGACAAACCATATGCATATCATCAGCCTTCTGAGGAAGGTAAAGTTAAAATCAATCGACTTCGTGAATTGTATTCCGAAGTTGAGCGAACTATTAATGAAGTCTGCCCGAACAGTAGACAGAAAGCAATTGCAATTACTAAGAATGAAGAAGCTGCAATGTGGGCCATCAAGGCTGTAGTATTTAATGACTCTGAATCAAAGGTAGAATAATATGGCAAAAACAAAGACAACAATCGAAATTCCTATTGACCTCGCGCGTCTATTAATTGCCGAACCTGATGATTTCAAGGAACCTCAGAAATTTGATGATGTTCAGAAATTAGGTAAGGCTATGTTAAGAGTATTGATGGAATCTCAAAAATAATGAAGGGGCCGGGTTGGTGGAATTGGCAGACACAACGGACTTAAAATCCGTCGCTAGTGATAGCATATGGGTTCGACTCCCATACCCGGCATTAATTATATGAATATTCCTTACGCAGAAGGAAGATTAGATATACAAAATAGAGCTAGGCAAAAGGGAATATGTTCAAGATGTTATAAGAATAAAGTTGAAATAAATCCTAAAACTGGATTTCCTAAATGGTTATGTAAAGAATGTAATAAGAAATGGTGTGATTGGCAACGAAATAAAAGGACTGATAAAAAGCGAAATGGACCTAGAGATAGAAAGGTTCGAGAAGGGAAATATTGGTAATGAAAAGAACAGAGGCTCAAATTATTGTAAATCATTTAAAAAATTTATTAAATAGATTAGGAATTACCATTTATGAATCAGATGGAATATCTTTATTTAGAACTCAAAATAGAAACTATATAGTATATTTAATTCATGATAATTTTCAAATTCCTTGTATTTTTGACGAAATTGATTTATATGGTACAAGAAATGGAATGAGTGAACTTATCTATAAAATAAAGAAAGCAGCTAATCTTTTATTTTGTATGATTCTTTTGGGTAAATAAAATGAACAGGAGAGAACTACTCAAATTATTAGCAATGGGAGTAGCTAGTCATATATTAGATGTAGATAAATTACTCTGGATACCAGGTGAAAAGACTATATTTTTACCTCCTATTAAACAACTAAGTAATGCTGAAATAATTGCTTTAGAATTAGAGAGAATTGTACCTAGATTAAAAGTATTATTTGAAAGAGATGATGCATTTTATTCTTATATAGAGAGGAAATAATGAAAGCAATAATTAATAAACCAAAAAATATGGATGAAGTTTGTGCATTTATTGACAAACAAAATTGGAATACTCAGGAAATATTATATTTTCTTCTCTGGACATTAGGTTGGGTAATTACCAAATTTCCAGAAAAAGAAACCTTGAAGGATATGATAATTAATTACATCAGGAGTAAATAACATGTTCAAAGTAACAGTATATCAAGCAAATGTATTGATGTTAGAACATTCGCAACCAGATTATGGAAAAGTACTTAGATTCACTGTTAATGCATTAGTTGAATTAATGAATAACAATATTCAAGATTTTAGAATTGATATGGTAGATAAATCAGGTAGATGTTTTTTTCATGTGAATGGACCATCTACTCCAATAAACGATGCGATGAAAAGGAAGGGACCAAATGCCTAATATGGGAATTTTCTACAAAGGTATTTTAATTCATAGCTGTCGAAATATGCCATATGAAACAGATATTTCTATAAATTCAATTGATACAAATTGTCCTTTTTGTGGGGATAAATTAGAAATGCCTAAACCAGAAGTAAGAGAAAGAAATGGAATGCCTGAATTTTATACTCTATTAAATCAGATGGCAGATATACATGATAAGAAATCGCATGACTATGCATCAAATGATAATCCAGCAGGAAATTATCATTTTGCAGGGATGTTATCTCAATTATTCAAAAATCATAAAGATGCTGGATTCATCGGTAGAATAGGTGAAAAACTTTATAGATTAGCTAATCTTGAAAATAGTGATAAAGTAGCCATGAACGAAAATATTGAGGATACAGAAGTAGACCTTTGTGTAATCATGGTCTTATGGATGGCTGACAGAAGAAATAGACGTTCACTTTCCTAAAACTAATCTAATAAGTGAAATAGCTAATGCAGCCAATCCAGATGCGCCTAACCACTTCAAAATTAATAAAACACCATCAACCCTATTTTGCCAGACAATCATGCCCTCAATGAGTTTCTCTTGTTGTGTATATTTATTATTAGCTTCACTAACATGCTGTAATAAAGAACGACCCATAGGACTTTTATCAATTTCAGCACTGATGGTTGCCAGTGAGGTAATTAACTGGTCTAATTTAAGTCCCTGAGTTTCTTGTGCTCGTTCAATAGCTTTTAATCGAGTTTCAAACAGTTCTTTGAAATGTCCCTGTTCAATTTCCATAATCTCAACTTTATTCCACATTTTTTCAAAAAGAATAAGTTTCTCTTTGAATGGTCTTAGTTGTTCTTCAAGACGTTCAGACATCGTGGACACTATTGATTCCCCCCATAAACCTGGGTTCCCATACCGAATGCCGATAAAGTACCCATAATTGGTAATAAGGTTGGGTCTTCTTGTGCAATTGAATACAAGTCTTGAAATAGAATTGGAGTAAATCTCTGCATTACTGCGTTATCCATTGGATTAGGTGTAGTGAAATTCATTTTCTGACCAGTCATTTCTTTCTGACCATTCAGTAATGACCACGCGAAACCTAATACTGGATGCAATTTACCACGAGCGAAATTACCTAATACATTCAAATTAGTTGGGTCATATGGTCCTTTAGGATTAGATAAATCATATTCCTTTCCTGAAGTAGAACTAACTTCTCTTTGAGTAAGTAATCGATTAGCTGCTACGATATACTGTTGAAATCCTGCATATGGGTCTAATCGAACGTTACCAATTTTCAACTTACCAAAATCGCTCGATGCAGGGTCAGATTCAACAGTTCCACCAGCTAATTTTCCTAATTGAGTAACTGTATTACCAGCGGCTGCTACTGCAAATAATGATTTTAATGCTTCTTTTCTAACTACTGGATTAGCCATGATATAGTATCTAGGATTTAACATGGTTAACCTAGAACTAATCAATCTTGGACTAAATAGTAAGGAGTTAAGAGTAACAGCAGATTTCTCTAATTTACCCAATGAAC